CATAAATAACGCTTCGGGGTATTGGAACCCCGTCTCATGCTTCCAGACTTTAAATCCATCTGACATGATGGGGAAGCGATCATTGGCGTAAGTATTACCACAGGTCCGGTGGAGATAACCACTCATCCACACCTTGCCGCGATAATCGATGGCAGCGTAACGCGTAGTTTCTAGGCCCAATGATGGGTCGACCCAGAACCACCAGATTTCGCCGCGCGCCAGCATACTTACCGAATGCGACTCGCGGACAGTCCTCTCAAAGTCCATTTTGGCTGCGATGACGTCCCAAATAGGGCATGGAATAGTGTCGGCGGTGGAGCCATTAAACATCCAGAAGCCTTCCACTGAAATCCAAACAATTCCCTCCGGGATCGACGACATAGAAGCCGCGCTGATCGGGATTGGAATTTTACCAATCGCGCGGCGGCGATAAATGTACGGAAGGCCTACATAATCCACGAAGTGCGTCATCGCAGGAGTATGAACCGAAATGCCGACAGAAGAAGAATGAGCCGCCACGATCGGTGAGAACGGGTCAACAGTAAACTTACCCGCCGTGTTGGTTAGGCTGGCAAAATCCCAGTCATCAATGTTCTCCGAACTGCACCAACCGAAATCGCCCTGCTGACCACCCATCTGGAACAACATGACGTGGCGATCTGGCGTGACTACGAACTGGCGGTTATTCGTGGGAGCGGCGGCGACTACTTCTAACTTACTCGTGGGATTAGAGGAATCCCACTTAAGCAACCTGCCGTCGTAACTGGTCATTACCAGCAAATCTTCGCCCCAATTGTTTATAGACCAAGCTGGGGAGAATTTTTGCAAGGACGATAAGCCTGGGCGCGCGGTTCCATATGTGGAAAGATTGTAGTTCTTTTCGCCGTAACCAGCCCCGATGCCAGCCAATGGTTGGAACGGAGGCGTAGGCGAAATATCAGCAAGGGTACCGCCCGTGTCGATGTAACAATGTTGTTCGCATAGATAAGCAGTATAGAAAATACCTGATAATGTCATCCATCTGTGAATAGCTCTGACACGCGACGCAAATGGCGACACAAGAGGATTAGAACCGTAAACAATCTGTTCCCACCCAGAAATTGGGCGCAGCGTAACGCCGTCATCCCAACGCATAAGGTTGACTTCCCGCCAGTTCGCAGTCTTGGCGGCTTTAGACAGAAGGGTCGTTACCCCCGGTGGAAATTCAATCGGTAGCATTTTTTGGCCTCAAAACCAACTCGGAAAACGTGACGTCTTTAAACTCCTGTTTTTCTGAGTCGTACATTCGGTCGCCAAAATGCTTCTGGGGATCATCCCCTTTATATTCCACTTCTAACACTAACTGCCCCGCCGGGAATATTCGGCTAGGGTCTAAATTAGCAGCGTTTACGTGCATACCGTATTCATCAGTACCAATAGTCATTACCGTATTACCTTCCTTAAAAGCATTGTCCTTGTAAATATAATCATACCAATCTTTCCCATCATGGTCGCGCCGCGCGAAGATAGTATTAGGCGGCAAATGTGCCGGAAATTTACGCGGCTTGTATAATGACCAAGTGCCGTGATTTTTCATTACACATAACCCGCCGTAGTCCAAGCTCCGCCGGTAAGATGTTGGACATATCGATATTTGCCGATAATAGCGGCGCCTAATGCCATACCAGTTAGAACTGCGCCACCGAATGGCTCGCGCATAATCGAATCTGGCGGATGGCTACCATTACCAGCATCCGCAAGTCTAACACCCTGTGTATAACTGCCCGCCGGTTGATATGAACCCGCCGGTTGGAATGTACCCATATTAAAATCGTTGCTACCCCAAACACGACCAGCAGCAGTGTATAAGTGTGAACCAGGTAATTGATAATTACTTCCGTCAAACTGCAAGTATCTGCTATTAGCTGCGTTTAAATATACAACGCCGCCTTGAGCAAACAAATTAGAAACAGCAGTAATATTTCCGTTAGACGTAATACCATTAGCTGACATAGTATTACTTGAAATGGCGCCACTAAGTGCCATCGCACCACCACCGAAAGTGGTAGCATTGATTGCTGCGCCATTTATTGTATTTGCACTTGTGGTCCCATTCAATGTCGCGCCATTCACCGTAATAGTGTTACCAGAAATAGCGCCAGTAACCGATACAGAAGCGCTAGAAATAGCACCAGATACGGTCAAAATGCCAGTTACAGTGAGAGCATTTGCTAACGTTACGTCGCCAGTTTGTCGATTGATGGTAACTGGCGTCCCAGCTTTAGTGAACGCATTATTCCACCGTTCGATGAGAAATGGACCAGCGCTGCTCGTATCGTTACCGTCGCCCAATGCCATAGTCCACTGCTTGGTATTGGCCACAACTTTGACGTCAATAGAATCAAAATTGCCGTTGAGCTTGTTACCCCACGAATCCGCCGAGGCACCAATTTCCGGTTTGACCAGCAACAATTTCGGCGTGATAGTGTCAGCCATTGGATTGCTCCAGTTGATATTCTGCCATCACAACCTCGCATCCAAGGCAATCCGACTGGCACTGAGAGCCATCTGTGTCATGTACGAGGCCCCAACCGTGAGACCTGTGAAATTGCCAAAGCTATATGAGGCATAATCAGCGGTTGGAATTGCGAGGATGCCAGCGTTAACTGCCGACTGCGTAAAGTTTACCGACCCGTTTGTGATGGAAAGCGTGTCTCGCGCTGTAATTGTTGGCAATCCTCGCATGCTTGGATGTCGGATTATTGTCTGCACAGTCGTTGTAGAACTGCTAAAAAGCGGCCCCTCCACAACAAGATTGCGCCAGTACCTCTGACACGTCACCAACTCCTGATCGAACGGACGCATGATCAGCGGCGACTGTGCAGCGGTCGGGGCCTGCGTGCCGGGGAGGATGACGATGCCACTAATACGAAATACATCGGTAGTCGCAACCGTATTGGATTGACCGTTTGCGCCAGTAACCGTACCTGCTTGCCAAACATTGAACGTCGATGTGTTACCCGTAGTCCCGACAGCAAACATAAAGGAAACATACAAACCAACAGTGTTATTGACCCCCCAAGTACCTGTTGTGTCGCCCGGAATAGTAATAGTTTTATATTCGGGAACATCAGCCACATTCTGCGTATAAGTACAAACGCAGCTTCGATCTTGAGCAGCATTACGGAAAGCAACAGCGTATGTGCCGGTTCTGTGGTGAGCTGTCCAAAAGCCAATAGTTAATGGTTTTGCGTTCGACGTACCCCACGCTAAACGAATAATGCGATAGCCTTCGATAGCTTGATAAAGACCAACATTGTCTGTGCCAGACAATATCGTCTGTCCAGTTTGGACGGTGATATAAAGTTGCCACGGTAGTCCAACAAAGCCACTCAGGTTAAACCCTATGGCCGCAGTAATTACCATTGTTCCTACTTTAGATAACGCCCAGCCATCGCAAGCGTAGCCCGCGGTACTTCCATTTGTTCCCTTTTCTTGGCCAACCTCCATCGACCCATTGATCTGCATCCCGCTGTACGCCAGCGCATCAAGCGGCGCGGCATAAACTTTAGCTGCTGCTAGAGTTGCCGCATCCTGCGTGTCGGTATAAGTCTTATCAGCCTTTAGTGCATCGGAGGTATCAACATAATCCTTACGAACAGCATTTGCCGCCGCAGGCGCAGTTGGCAAACTTAAATGCCCGCTCATCGTGTCGCCAGCTTTAAGCACACGAAGTGCATCAGCGGCGTCAACATAAGCAGCGTCTACAGGACCTGATGCGCTTTGCTGCTTCCAGCCATAACCGTTATACGTGAACAAAACGCCGTTCAGCGAATAGGTCTGCCCATTCGTGGGCGAAGCTGGGAAGTCAAATGCAGCCACTTATTTCTCACCTTTCATCAATTTAACAAAATCCGCCCTCGACACTGGCGGTTTGCCTTCTAGAGCTAGGAGACGATTTTCATGTTCGTACAGAAGTTCTCCTTCCGCTGTTGGTTCAGGAAGTGTGAGTTTGGGTTCATTGTACGGATCAGGAACCCCGCCATCTTCCAACCATTCCTCATACTCGGCGCGATCGCGGTTGGCCGGATCGTTCGGGATGCACGCGCCATCCTCGGTGCGGATCACGACATCGGTGGCGGTGAGTTGATAATCTGCCATCACAGCCTCGCGTCAAATAATACGGCAGCGGCTACGCCCCGACCAACCATTCTTGTGGCATTTCCGGCGACCAATCCACTCGCGACTGTACAATCGATCATGCAGCTTCTGACATCACCTGAATTCAGTGTTGGAAAGGTGGTTAGATTTAGCGCAACAGCATTGCTTGCCCACAAGTCGAAACTGCTTCCGGCCGGAACGCTCATAGTTGGTATCGAACGCATCTCCCCACCCGGAAACGGACACTCTATCAATGCTCGGGTGGGACTTACTGCTTGTCCCAAACCAACGGAACCGCTAACTACGACTATTTTCTGAAAGTACCTCTGACACGTCATCAACTCCTGATCAAACGGTCGCATGATCAGTGGCGACTGCGCTGCAGTCGGAGCTTGCGTGCCGGGGAGGATGACGATGCCAGAAATGCGGAAAACATCGGACGTAGCAGCGATGGCGTTTATTTGTCCGGGGGCAGCAACGTAATTACCCACCAGCCAAGACCCAGCGGAGGGTGCAGTATAAGTAGTACCGCATGCCATTATGAACGCCAAAGTCAGTGTGGGCAGGTTACCAACCTCCCACGCCCCGTCAACACAACCAGGAAATGTTATTGTCTTATACTCCGAAGCATCTGCCGAATTTTGGACGTAGGTAGCTACATAAGAACGCGTCCCCACCTGATTTCGGACGGATACGGAATAAGT